GCCACTCAGAGCCTCACCCTTTGTTAATCGCATCCGTTCGTCGTTATTATGATCGGCTCCACTTCCACGGCGCTTATCTGGTCGCCGTTCCTGGGTCCTCCGTCTATTTCCTCCCCACACCACCGCACACGATTCTCCGCCACGCACTTTTCGATGTACTGCTCATTAGAATTGGCGCGGATAGCCGAGAGGCAGCCACAACGGTGCAGGCATCGCCGCAGGTTATGAGACCAAGGTGGCGCGCGGTTTCCTTGGATCTCGCAGCGAGGTGGAGCATGACGCCACCGGGTCAGGAATGCAGACCGTAGCTCAAGCCTGCGGTCACGGTGCGGAGATTAGGCCGAAGCGCTCGGCCTTCATCGCCGCCCGCCGACAATTTAGACTGACACGAAACCGTACGCGCGAAGGCCAAGCGCCAAGGTTTCGATAAATAAGCTTAGATGCAGGTTTTATTAAAGCATGTGTGGCTTTAGCTAGAGGAGCAGTATATATAGAAATACAAGCTAAAGATAGAGATCACACTCGTTTAGATAAATCACAAGGTTTTCATTTGAAAGATGGACTTATTGTTGCAACTGGACATGGTATATTACCATATAAAGATATGGATGTAGATATCTATGTCAAGTGGGCAACAGGTGAACAGAGATGGTCGATACCTACTGATTTTCTGAGAGCTACAGGTGAAGATTTAATTGTTTTTCCTTTGGAAATTAGAGCAAATTGTCCTAAAATGTGTTTTTCACATATTATAACTGAGGAAACTATAACAGACATACCTGCTGGTGAAGCAATGTCTTTATTGTTAGTAAATTCTGAAGGAGTTTGTTCAACCAAGAACGTTAATAAGCACTCGGAAGGTAATGATGTTCATTATGATTGTGATGAGACACATTACATTATTAGTAATCCAATAACTTACTTTGGTAATACTGCTGGTGGTGAGTCAGGGGCTTTATTAGTACGTTGTGGGCATCAAGGACGTCCCTTCATAGTTGGTATGCATGCTGGTAAGAAAACAACCAAAACAACAGAATTTGCTGCTGCAATCCCTTTATCTCAAGAATCATTTAAAGAAATCTTAGAGATGAGTTTAGAATTTTTCAAACCCCAGAATTGTGCAACATTTCCTATGAAGATCCTGAGGGAGGTTCCTATGAGTGAAGCTCATTACCCACCTTTGAAGAATAGTATAAAACCTACTAGACTTTTTAATTGGCATGGTGATCCTCATAAAGTTCCAGCTAGAATGAGACCTTTCATTCATAAGGAAAATGGAGAAACCGTTAATCCCCCTATAAAAGCTTTAACAAAATTAATTCAGGAACCAGAAACAGATGTTGCAATTCCTGAATCTGCTTTTAAGTGGTTTGAGAATATGTATTCATCTAGTGATGGTAGGGTTCTCACTTATGATGAAGCTTTAAATGGCATTCCAGGAAGAATTCCTAGTATAGTTCATTCAACTTCTCCTGGTTATCCTTATAATTTAAAGCATACACAAGGAAAAGCACCTTATATAGTTAAAAATGGTGATCGTATGGAATATCAACCTGAATTTAAAGTTGAACTTGAAAAATATCATGAGAAATTACAACGTCTTGAACAAATAGAAGCATATTTTTGTGTTATGTACAAAAATGAGTGTGTATCTTGGGAAAAGTATAATGATGGTCGTACTAGACTATTTGCTGCATCTCCATTGCATTACACAATCTTGGCTAGAATGTATTTTTTAGATTTTGCTATGTATGTACAATCAAAAGCTGCTACTCATCCAGTGAGTGTAGGTATTGATCCCCATTCCCTAGATTGGACAATTTTGTATAAGCGCCTCAAACGTAAGGGTTTATCTATAATATCAGGTGATTTTAAGAATTATGATGGTTCTATTAGACGCTCATTGATTCAAGCTTATTGTCGTGCAGTTAATAAATGGTATGATGATGGACCTATTAACGCTAGAATTCGTGAATTGTTGGTTGAATTATTATTTTCTTCAACTTTCATATTATATCAATTCATTTTTCAAGTTACTAGGGGAAATCCTTCAGGTAATCCCTTTACTTCTATTATGAATTCTGTATGTTTAATGTTTTTATTATACACTATTTTAACACTTTATTTTGGTCTTTCAGAAGAAGAATTTGAGTTAGCAGTGTATGGTGATGACAATTTAATTGCAATTGCTAGATTGGGTATAACTTGTGCTATGATTGCTAGTGCTATTTGGCAACATTTTGGTATGATATATACTCACTCATCTAAAAAAGAAGTGTATCAAGAAGATACTATGGAAACAATTGTCTATTTAGGACGCTTGTTTGCTTTGAGGAGCAGTGTTGTTATGGCACCTCTTAATGAAAATGTTATTATTGAGAGTACTTATTGGTATGCTAAGACAG